ATTACCCTATTCGTATTGTTCTATTTATACCGTTAGTCTCCACATTCACCTGAAGTAAAATTAAAGGCTGTACAAACTGAGGTTTCCGGATGTGTATATTCTCCTTCCGAATAAATCAAAAGCGGATCACTGACCGTCTGGTTGGCAATTGTATCATTTGAAGCGACATCAGCCCCCTCTGGCACAGAACCTGGAGTACCTGCGCCTCCATTAGCAAAAACATTACCTGAAGATGTTGCGGCCGCGTTAGGAACCCATGACGCATGACCTTGTGTAGCATCAGCTAATCTATGTACAGGAATATTATTAACATACACATTACCTGAACCTTCTACAGCGGCATCAGTACATGCTGTCGTGTCGCCTATTCGTACAGATTTAGCGTCATTAGTAAATACATTTGGTGATCCTGTTGCGTATGATGTTCTATGAAAAGCATTTGGCGATCCACTGGCGTGGCCTATATGCGAATCTTTTCCTACTCTTACTATTCCTGGCATTATCTTTCCTTATTGAGGTCTATTCTTGCTGCATCAACGTCTACTAATGTGTTAGCATTAATGTCTAAGACACCGGCCGCGTTTTTATCTGTTACATTGGTTTCTTGATTTCCATTATAAGTTTCAGTAACTTTTAACTCTACGTTTTGAGTTAATGTGTTATTATAATTTTCAAGAACTTCTTTTTCTACAGTTGAAGTTAATGTGTCATTATAAATTTCAGTGACTTCTTTATCTACTGTCTGTGTCAGTGTTTGATCTATTTTTTGAAATTTGTGTCCTCTAATATGCTCATATACACTCCCATCGACTTGTATATCCCAATCGCCCTTGATATACGTCTTGACATTAGAATCAATAGTGAGATTGACATCCCCTTTAACATTGACGAATGAAGTGCCCATAACAACTTCGTAATTATTTCCCACAACATGAGTAACTTTATTTCCGTCTGCATCTATCTCGTAATGTGTTCCTGTTCTATGCGATTCATGTATTCTTTCGGCATAAGGAGTGTCATCATATTCTTTTATGTGACCTGATTCGCTCTCAAATACATGATTTTTAGGATATACAGTATGGTAACGATTACGATCATATGTTCCATCAGGCACTTCTCGCATACCGCGAAACGTTTTATCTGAACTAATAGGTTCGTTCCAAGTCTCACTTTCTTTATTATGATTAATTGAATCAACAGTGCTAGACGCATCTACTGTATATCTTGCTAATATTATTTCTGGATCTGTTTCGTCATCTCTGTCTTCGCTTATAAGACTTCCTATAATTTGAGAAGGATACAATCCACTGTTTGGTACAGATACGTTTGTAACTGCTCTGGTATCTTTTGACGTATTATGTACGGTGTTAGAATTACGTGCTAATCTGTTTACATCAGACTCTTTAATAAACCTCGGATAGATGCTTTTGTCGTCATCAGGTTCATCTCGTTTGTTAGGGTCATAGAATCCTTTTTCAGGATCGCCATACTCTGATATTAAACTGGCTAACGATCCCATTATTACAGGTTCTTGCGCCCTTTTCCCGTCAAGAAAAAAACCAATAACCCAACTACCTTCTACTAATCCTGTTGGAGATTGTCCCACTCCGCTAGTAGCAGCCGAGTTGATTGCTTGAAGCGGAATTGCCCAAGGGAGAGTACTAGTTGGGATCTGGTGTTTATCCTCTGTGTGCCAACCATAACAACGAACTCTGACTCTTCCGAGTTGAATCGGGTCGTTTCGATCTTCGACAACACCGACGAACCACGTAAATTCATCTTGACCTACGAAGTTTCTCATTCTCAATTTTCTCCACGTAACTTAAAAATTTTAATAACCCATTTTTTAGGGTTTCTTTTCGTTTCTCTTCTGTCTCTATGTGATCTGCTAAATGGTTAACATCATCAGGCAAGCCGGGCATTTTCTTCTCTTTTAGCTTGAATGATTTCTTCTCTTTGACGATCATTTAAATCATCCCAATTAACATCCGCTTCTTGATCTTGAAAGCTTTCTTGAACTTCTGGCTCAACGATCTCTTGAAGTTCCACTCTATCAGGTTCTTGAACTTCTGGCTCAACGATCTCTTGTAAAAACTTTTTAGACCTTCTTCGTCTAGGAGCTGTACTCATAATTCTGGTTCCTTTATGTGTTTAAGTGCATCATTCGGTACATTTTTCTTAACCCAATGATATAGCTGTTTTTGTACAGAAGCTTCATTATTAAAAGGTTTACCCTGCTTCTTCATATTAAGATATGTAAAGTCTTTAATAACTATTTGCTTGCTGCCTGAACCCTTTATTGGTTCACCTTCAGCATCAATAAAGGGTATAGTATTCTCACGATTATTTAATATCACATTAACATCACCCTTTATGCCTGCGTTTGTTTTACCTTTTAATATAGAATATACTGTTTTAGCAGCACCCGCATGTGTCTGTAATAGAATATCTTCAGGAACGACACGTCCCCTAGCCGGATCTAGATTGTTTTTAACAGCAACTTTATAGTTTGTGAGAACCCACGTTAGATGCATATTCTTACGTTCATATCCAGCGGCATCTAACTGAGGTAGAATTTCGTTAATATCATCCATGTCTTTCATTGTGCGATCAAACAGGAGATTAGGTAGCGTACCTTTTTTAGCTGATACCTCTGCGTCTTTTAAGAGATTGTTTAATAGCTTGCCTGCTGTTCCCATCTTCTTGACAAACATATGAAGCTTGAAGACATCATCTGGCTTTGTTAAATCTAAACCTTGAATTTCAGGATACTTGTTCTTTTCTTTGGCGATCTTCTGAAACGCTTTTTTGATTTCATCAGGGTCTTTTACTTTAAATTTATCCCCTTCAAGAAAATTATCGATAGCAAATCCCTTACCAGAACCAGCGCCACCAGCAACGAACATGATTTGACCATATCTCTTGCCCTTACCAACAATGATAAGCTTTTCATCTAGTTGATGAAAGGTCTGTAATATTCCCTGTTCTAAAAAATTTAATATCATCTCGGTCGCTTCCAATCTTCCTCTGGTGCTGATTTAGTAACCATGCTTTCAGAATCTTTTATCATGGTCATTGTTGTGTACATTTCTCTACCTTTTACAATTTGATCTCTGACTTCTGTAATTAAATAGTGTCCACTTAGATATTTATCTAGCTTTGTATCGGTAGCTCCTGTATCGTTTATTGTAGGCTGAGGAATATGTAATATACATGTTCGCCCTACGTTTATTCCAGAATTTCCTGGGACAACTACTCTTAACTTAAAATTCGACAAATGTTTTTTATATGATGTTCTAATTGCTGTATGTACATTTTTGTGAAACGGAAGAAAATTCTCTCCTCCTTGATCATAACCATGTAAATCTTTAACAGAGAATCCACTACCCTCTGTATCGTGTCCCGTTCTAGATGTTAATAGATGTACAACAGAATCTGGAGCTTGTTCTTCAGAATACCCAGGAACCAAGAAACTGTTGTTTAGTTTTGGAAATTTAGGTCCTGATTTTGAATAATCATAAATGACTTCTCTTTTTTGTTTTTTCAAAATATCTAAATTTATAGTTCTAGATTTTGTTAGTCCTCTTTCTAATGCACCAAATAGATCATTCTGTTTTAAAACATCATATTCAATTATATTATAATTAATTTCATGATAGCCCGCGGCCGCGTATTCGTATGCAAATTGAGGTTCATCTGTTACTAATTTTGATACATCAGCGAATTGATAACCATCATGATTTTCATAAAATATAAAATGAGGCGCACCTGTATCATTATCAGCTTCCGAAGCTAACATATGAATAGCTTCTGTAGGCTCAACTCTAGGTAAAACCATTCTCAACTTACTTTGTGTTTCATCATAATGATTAAACTTTTTAATTGAAACATTAGTAGCACCAGCAATATTACCATAAATTGCTTTAGCTGTTTTATTATAGACAAATTCCTCTACAATAGACTGAACAATTTTGTGTACACTGTTTCCCTTTTCTCCACCATAGGCTCTTGATATTTTTTTATCAAATACTAAATGTTTCTCAATAGAAACGCCATGAATAACAATTACTTCTTGTTTTTCTTTTACGTCCCCTCTAGTTATAACCTTATGAAGTAAAAATGCATGACTTCTTTTTTTAAATGTTTCATCATCATCTCCAGTAGTGTATTGTACTACTAAAACTTCTTGTCCCGTGAATCCACCTTGTCGGGCGGCACCTCGGTCCATTTGTGCAAAAAGACCTACCGAATCAGAAATAACTATATCACACGTCATATATGGATAATCTAAAGCTTGATATATGTTTATTTCGGAAGCAAGCAAACCCACTTGTATAGGGGCTCCAATAGAAGGTATTAAAATACAATCTATTAAATTTGCAAAACCTTGAACTCTTTTTTCAGCCATTATGCACCAGGATTAAGTAATGTCGCAAGTTCATTTGTTAAACGATCTATATAACGTTTGTTTAATATACGTATATTACGTCTTTCGTCATTCTGTTCTGCTTCCCATTCATATGCGGTTTGTGCTGACTTTTCATTACCCGCAAGAGAGTTGTAAGTAGTAAGATCGATCTCCAGTTTTTTAGCAGGAACTCTGGTTCTATCTATTCTTATAAACTCATTATAAAGAATACGATAATATTTTTTATTTGTAGCCATAGCCGTGCTTACGCTACCATATTTGTTCGTGATATAATTAGTAAATTCTGTTCCGAATAACGGCCATTCATAAAAGGGATCAATAATTTTATTATAAATTAAAATAACCCAAGCATAATTAGAATCGGCATAAAACTTATCTGCTACAACATCAGGTCGGTCGCCGTCTTCAATATTATATTCATAAAATATATCAATCCTATCTGCTATAGCATCTTTAACTATAAATCTCTTTAAAATGTTTGTTACAGCAACAAGAGTCCCGTCTTGTTTAGCATCATGAATAGTTGCTGGAAAGTATGAAAAATAATTTGCCATTAGTCTGCCTTATTTGTATGGTGTACTCATTGCATCAATCGTCGTGTCATCCCTAGTTTCGATAGAAGTTTCAGTAAAGCTTAGTGAAATATCTACCTCTACAGGAGCATTTGTTTGTTGATGAAATACTGGTACGCCCCCTCCATTATATGTTGCATTAAATGATTTTAACACACAGGTAGAAATTTTATAAAGATATTTTTGTGTTTCTGTGCTAAAATTTATTTCCCATTCATTTGGATAAGTTAATCCAAATTTTCCATATTCATATGAAGGTAGCATATTTTCTCTATAAGCATTAATTATGTTTTGAATTTGAGAACTTTCTCCTGCATTTTTAGCTATAAATTTAAAATTAAAAGTATGATTTTTTTTACCTACGCCTGTAAAGATTGAAGCCAAGTGTGGATTCATAACAAACCCCATTTTCTTAAAGCCTCCTTTAACTGCACCACCAATTAAATCACCACCTAGAACAGCAGTACCTAATACACCTAATGTTGCAGATCCGGCTAAGCTGACACCTCCAACCATTCCAAGCCCAAGTGCTTGGTTCATCGATCCACTGGTCTTTTCAGCCACAGTAGGCGCCGAACCTCCAGGTTCGTCCATGAATAACTCTTCCGTCTCGGCTTCTTTTTCAAATTGTTTACCAATACCACTAATTCCACCTTTTATATCTGTGTACGCTTTTCCAATACCTGTTTTTACGTCATCAACCGACATTTGATCAGATATTAATGCGCCTGCCATTCCTAAACCAGTTTCTTCATAATCAGCGGCATATTGATTTTGTAAATTTGCTGGTATAGGAAGTGTAATTGAACAAATATCTTTTTTGGATGGAGCCTTTCGTGAACTTGTTGCAAATTTAACGGCACGAAATTGCATATAGTGAATAGCATCAAGATCACGGGGAAATGTTAAGTATACAGGATGAGGATTTGTGGGCTTTTGTATTGGAGCTGGCTTTGAAGGTGCAGGCAACACACTCGCTGGAACTACCGTACCGTTTGGATTACCGCCTTCATCCTCTGCTGTCAATGCCCTATCATCTTCTTTAAGGCGCTTGTAAATTTGCTGATCTCTGTAGCCTTTTACAACATCTACCATTGATAAATATCCTTATGTCGTATCGTGGAAGATTTAAACCTAAATTTCCTAAGAAATATAGAGGCAATCCTACTTCTATTATTTATAGGAGCTTGTGGGAAAAAAACTGTATGATTTACTTTGATAGAAACCCAAGTATACTTTCTTGGGCGTCTGAGGAAGTGATTGTTCCCTACAAATCTCCTATTGACGGCCGCTGGCATCGCTACTTTCCTGATTTTGTTATACATGTGCAAGATAAAGAAAGTAATAAAAGCATCATCATGATAGAAGTGAAGCCTTATGCACAAACAAAATCCCCTAAAGTGCGAAATAGAGTTACCAAGAAGTATTTATATGAAGTCTCTACGTATGGCATAAATATAGCTAAGTGGAAGGCAGCGGAAGAATTTTGCGCTGATAGAAATTGGAAATTTATGATACTCACAGAAAAAGAGTTACCTAAATGGCAATAGTTTTTGATGATCTATTAACTAAAGGTGTCCGTGCCGGTCAAGTTCCTGCGCGAACAGACTCCGCTAGAAATTGGTATAGAGATCGTGCTAGAACTACAAGAACGTCTCCAGAGCGTCTTATACGTCAAGATAAGGCTAGATTGACGAATCGTGTAGCGATTGGTAGAATGTATCACTTTTTCTACGACCCTAAACACAAAGCAACATTACCTTATTACGACAGATTCCCTCTTATCTTTCCGTTTAAGAAAGTGAGTGGAGGGTTTATGGGTATTAATATGCACTATCTTCCTTTAAGACTACGTGCAAAACTTATGGATGCTCTATACGAATTAGCGAGTAATGAGCGTTATGATGAAAAAACTAGACTAAGATTATCATATGGTATCCTAGATGGTGCTTCTAAGTATAAATACTTTAAACCCTGTGTAAAACATTATTTGTCTGGCCATGTTAGGTCACGTTTTTTAGAAGTATATTCGTCGGAGTGGGATATTGCATTATTTCTTCCAACAGAAAGCTTTGAGAAGTCAAGTAAAAGCAAGGTACATTCAGATAGTAGGAAAATGATCTAATGAGTTTTAACATAAACACATTTCAATCCCACCTTAATAGTGGAGGAATACAAAAAGCTAATCTTTTTGATGTAGACGTTACAGGACCTGCTTCAATAAAATCAGATACTATAAGAATGAGATCCTTTTCCGCAGAAATTCCAGGAAGAACATTATCAACTACTGAGTATAGAGTATATGGACCTCTACGTAAAATGGCATATGCGGCAACATATACTGATACTCGTATTGAATTTCTTTGTACACAAGGTTTAGAAGAAAAAATGTTTTTTGAAGAATG